CCTGTCTCAAGGGTTGTGTAACCGGAAGCAGATGGTTTTTTAAGAGTAAGTGCGCCTAAACTATTTACATTAAGTGTTGCTGTACCTGTGTTTGCGGTGTTTGCCTTGAATCGAAACACCTGACCTGTTACATAAGCTGTAGGGGCTGGGGTAACAGTAATGGCGTAAGCATCTGTACCACCTGCGTCTGCTGCATAGTCATACGTCTGTACGGTTGTGAGTGTAGAAGGGTTTACAAAAAGACGTGCGGAAGTGCCTCCTGACGATGTTCTTGCGAGTACTTCTGCCTGTGTTGCTTCTTCAACAACACCTTTAGCTGTCGTACTTGCGTCTGTAGCGGCTGGATTAGCTACCCATGCTGGAATACCGGATGCTTGCGCTTCAAGAATCTGTCCTGTTGTTCCAATAGGTAGGCGAGTTGTTACAGCCGACCCGTTACGGTAGTACATATCACCTGTAGCGTCAGACCCCATGTTGATTTGAGGTGCGGTGAGAGTCTTATTAGTAAGAGTCTGTGTTGCTGTTTTACCAACAGCTTTGTCGGTAGATGTTACCTCACTTAGTTTATAATCATGCGAAGTTGTTACCGCAGAGCCGTCAGCACCTACTTTAGCTTCAAGTGCTTCAATAGCGTCATTTGCGTTTGAGTGTTGAACATCATGATCAAGTGCTGCTGTTGCGTTCTCCATTAAGTCTGAACCTGTTGGATTTGGAAGAGAATCAAGTGTTGTAGGAAATGTAATTGACATATTAGTTTTTTGTTCTGTTGCTCCACACCGTTGTGGCTTTGCCGTTATAATTTATTGTTATTTCATTATATGTTTTCCCCGCTTGGTTATAAGTGAAACCAATTTGTGTAGCGAATTTTTTAATTTGTGTCCAAATGCTCATATTAGTAAGGGTTAATTGTTTCTGGGGTTATTCTTAATTGCGTATCCTGTTCCCTATACGCATAGAAAGAAGCAATCGCTCCAGCATCGTTGCCACCTTGTAATTTATTGCCTTCATAAAAAGCAAGGCGTTGTTTTAATACGCTCTGCTTTTGCAGGTCTTTTGCACAAGCATAAATATAAGCACAATAGAGAGGGATGTATTTATGAAGATGTTTAGCAAAACCTGGTTCTTTGATAGTGTCACCTGCTACAAAGTAATCTATTTTTCTCTGAAAGTAAGCACGAAGACCACCAGATGGAGTATCAGTTGGTGCAATAGTATAGTTCGGTGCCGGATAGAGAAGGATAGACTCTCCCATTTTATCGTAGTATTTAGGCACTCCGTTTACCGTCTCAAACTGAGAAAGAGCGCATGGCTCATCATAGTTATCAATTGGGATTAGTTTTGTCCATCTACCTTCAGAGTCTGAACACTCGATAGACTTAATAACAAGATATTCATCGTCAAAAGAGTAGTCTTGTTGTCCTGACACAAGACCTGTTGAGCCGATAGGGAGGTCTGTAGAATTTGTAGAGTCAAATTGCCAACGTTGATCAGCTCCTAGTATGAGAGTGACAACGTTGTCCAGTGCTGCGTTGGCGTTTCTTGTCAAATCAGCCACTGGATAGGTGGTTGCATCTGCATTTACCTCAAAATAGGTGTCTTGGACTATGCCTTGTGATGTTGTTGTGTCGTTAAAAACCATATTTTTTCTAGTTTCCTAGTCTCAAACCCCCTAAAGGGTCTGAATTAGGAAGCTATGATGTTGCAAAAGCTGTTGCTGGAGTTCCACCACACTCAACGATACCTGAAACTTGCCAGAGAGTTGATGTAACTTTCTCAAAGCGAAGTTTTGTACCTTGAATACCACCAAGTGCGTTTGAACCTGCGGCAGTCATATTTACAGCGACATGGGTTGACCCATTACCTGTGAACACAGCTACTGCGTTTGATGAGTCAGTGTCGATACTTGTGTATCCACCAATCAAAAGCTCTGTTCCTGCACCTGTAATGATTTTGTAGGCATTACTGGTAACTGAAACTGTTGCGATGAAGTCAAAAGTTGTTCCTACCGCACAAGCTGCTGGAAGCGTGAACACAATACCTGCTGCACGATCTAACAAGACCAGTGAACCTGAATCAAATTCACTCAAGGAGGCAGTTGCTCCGCTACCAGAAATGATGTTTTTCTTTGCTCTAACTTTATCGACTACGATGTCTGTTCCTCTTAATTGCATATTTCTGTGGCTCTTACGAGCGATTATTTAATAACTAGATGACGCTTTTATTGATCTTAAGTTTAGGCGCGTCTTCTCCTAATTCAACTGGGTCTGGTGCGTTTTTAAGGTCTTTGAGTTTAGACAAGAAACCTTTAACTACTGCACCATTCACAATTTGATCATTCTTTTTTGCCTCGAACTTAGCTGGGTTCTGGTATGCGTAAGCATTGAGTACTTTTGCATACTCAATTTGAGCTTTACTAGCGTCTTCTGGCAATTTAACAACCAAAGGCAATACAGTTGGGCGTAAATCTAACGGACTGCCCACCTCAATACCTTGATTATCGTCTAAAACTTTTTTGTCTGTGATTGTTTCTTTCATGTTTTTTTATTATCTTATGAGGCTATTTGGATTGGCATCGGCGGGGATACCAACCCAGATTAGCCCCACAAGATTATGGGGCTAATAACTAAGCAAGTGTGATGTCGATAGTAAGAGCCTTCTTTTGATTCCAAAGTTTGAAACCAACAAGACCAAATACTACAACTTCTTTACCTGTTTTTCCTGATACTGACTTCTCTTCGTAGTTAATTCCACGAGGTGAAGCGTATGTTGATGACTTATTTACACCAAACACTCGGTGTCCGGCGTTAGTAACGGTTGTTGTACCGATAGTAGCGTCTGCAAATGTGCCAGTTCGTACTACATATACATCTGTACCCATCCAACTTGTTACTTTACCGTTCTTGAGAACAGAGTCTGCCATTGAGAAACCATTTGTTGCACCTGCAACCATGAATCCTACAAGGTCAGTGTTTTCAATAACGAGGAATGTACCAAACTGTGTGTCATATCCTGCAACCTTTGAAGAAAGGTTAGCCATGATAGTGTTGATGTTTGCTGCTGTTGTGAAACCTCCTGCTGGAGTCGTGTATGTTCCTGTTCCGTCTTCACAAAGATTGTTAAGAACGAAATAGTCGATACCGTATGCAACTGCATACATCATGTTATCAAGTCGTGAAGCTGCAATATCAAATACAGCAAAGAAGTCTTCGTGTGCAAAAATGTGTTCTGCGTAGATAACTTCGTCTGTAACCGTAAGAGCATCATCTGTAACTGTCCAAGCTGATACAGAGTATGTTCCTGCTACTGCTTGAATAGTTGCTGTTGGCTGTGATCCGTAAGGATTCTGAATTCGTTTTACATCTGAACGGTTTACGTCACAGATTTTTTCTGCGATTAGGGCATTTCGTAGTACGAAATCGTACTGTGATTTAAGGTAAGCATCGCGATTACCGTAAGTTGATTGTGTGTTAAACATTTTTTAGTTCTAAAGGGTTATTATCCCCGCCGAACTATCGTTTGCCTCCTCGCTTTGCCCAAAATAGGCGTTCTGCTTCTTCACTTCCCGGCTTTGGAATTTCTCCCTTTGCTAGATTTGCAAGTAGTGTTTCATCTGAAACCTTACTTACACTTCGTCTTGCATTGCCAGTATTTGAAACTTCTGCTGTTTTTCTGAACTCTGCCTTTTCGGCTAGGATAGCTTTTGTCGCACCTAGTTTTAGAGTTTCTGCAAGTGATAGCTTCTTGAATTTCGCTAGGTCAAGGACTTCTTCTATGTCATCCTCGTGTATCCCGTAAATTCTAGCTAACGTTGCATTATCTAATTCCGGTGTAACATTGAAAGAGTTCGTTTTTGGCTTTGGATGCTTTTGAGCTTCATCAAATTTGATAGCTTTTTCTTGCATTGCCTTAAACTTTTCTTTCGTGATAACGACTGTGTCTTCTGATTTAGACTCATCGTTCTCTTGTGTAGTTTCTTCCTGTTCAACAGTTTCCTGTTCTACTTGAACATCTTCTTCTTGGTTATCCATGATGAGATAATGTCACATTTGGTGAGTTTGACTTCTCTAGTTAAATGGCATGGTGACCATCGCTTTGCTAATTATAATTTATAATATTTGCACTTGCAAATTATTTACTTGAATCTGCTTGCAATCTCTTTACCGCTTCTTCTGGTGTTTCATTTTTTACTCCCGCAATAACTTTTACTGCATGAAGTGCTGACTCGATAGACTTCATGTAAAGGTTTCTTGCAATCAAATTTACACCTAGCGGATCTGATTCAATGTCGTTTAGTACATTGATACTTACTCGTTCACCATCTGGGTTAGAAAGTAAGTTAAATCCTTTAATAAACATTGATAACACAAGCTCTTTTGACATGATTGCCTGATACACAGTATCTCTGGTTGCTCCGAAGATTTGTGATTCTGCGCCAAGCCAAAAGTCTGATAACTGCCCAATTGGTGTTTCAAAGTTGTTAACACCGTATACCTTACGTCTAAGAACCTCAACAATTTCTGGGTTAGAGAATGTGTTTGTTATTGTTTTCTTTTCCTCTGCCGTCAATTTACCTCCAAAGAATAGTTTTCTTACCATTACAAGCAATTCGTCATTCTCTGCGAATGTTGATTTGATAAGAGCAATATCTTTATCTGAATACATTAATTTTTCCGCCATGTTTTATGTTTTACTTTTGTAAGTTGCCCGCCATAGTAACATCGACTTGCCCGCCAGGAGGAGCTGTTACTGGCTGTTCTGGTGCTGGCATAGATGATAGTTCAACTGGTGAAAGGAATCCTGATTTAGTGAGTGCTTTATTTACAAGGTATTGAGCCTGTTTGTTCTGTGCAAACGCTGGATTTGCAACAACCGTAAGAGCATTATTGATTGTAGTTAGCATTGCTTGTGTATCTGCTGATTCTCCTGTTATTTCAACTTCTACATCGTCAAGATTAAGGTCTTCAAACTCTTTTTTCCAAGAAACCTCTGATGGCTTAAAGAAACGTTGGTTTCCTTGCTCGTTGAATCCTTCTTTCATTTGTGACTGGATAGCATTTACATCTGGTTGACCTGTTATCTTTCCACTAAGTACCGCTTCTTTCATTTGTCGGTTAGATTCTCGGATAGATTGGTTCTTAATGTATCGTGCCTCGATTTCTTTAATACCGTGCATGTCGAGCGTCGCCATTATTTCCTTACCGTTGTTCATTTTCTTTTTAAGGAAAGGAAGAATGTAGCGTCTAAGCATCTGCTCAATGTGAAGCCCTTTATTTTCAGTCATTATCTCAAAGAGTGAGTACGATTCTTGTAGTAAAGCTTCTGTTTGTCTCCATGCTGTGCCTGATTTTGGTGCAATACCAAGCATCGCTTCGCTAATACCATTGATTTCACTACCTAAAGCCTTCCAAGATTGACCGAAGTTTGAAAGAGATGTTACATCATGAGAGTTATTGTTTACCTGTGAGAGCGGTTGGTTTACGTTGTGGATAAGAATATCGCCAGTTTCAATAGCAGAAAGAGCATTTTGCCCTATAAAGTTAGCGTCTGCCGTTTGGAATATGAGCTTAGAAGCTAGATCAAGCTGGTCTTTAATAGCTTTCTGGCTATGATTTACCATCCATTGAGCTTGGAATAGATTTTTTACTGCCCCGTTAAGAGAAATAGAGCCGTCTTCTGATGGAAGAAGCCATGTGAGCATGTATGGGTCTTTTTCCTCTCGCCCTTTATAGAGGGTGTAGCAATCTTCTCCTTTGCCTTGTGACTTGCCTACAAAAGAAATAACGTGCATTTGTTGTACAGGTTCAGTATCTTTTGGATTTCCAGTGAGGTTTGATAGAGGGAGTCTGCCATGTACTTCATACAACTTGTAATAGTTGTTTTTGTTATCCATCACCTGCTTGTTAGTCAATTCTCGTGCCTTCTTAGCTCCTACAAGATCGTCTACGGCTTCTTTTCCGTATCGGTCGTATAGTTGTGTCTCTGTGAGTTCTAGAATCTCAATTTTAGGATTATTGTCAAAGTTTACTTGGTCTACAATAAGTTTTGCCCATGGTGTTACCTCACAAATAAGCTTTCCTTCCTTTTCTACAAACTTAACAACACTTGAATTGAAACCTGCTAGAGATATCCCCCAGTTATTAAGAAAAGCCCCAAAGTTTTCTTTCCTCATCCAGTTTTGAAGGTGTAAATACAAGAAAAATACAGGCAAAGTCATTCCTTCACTTGTCGCCTTGAGTACAATGTTCTTTCGGTCTATGTCTGTAGCTCGAAACCAAATGTTTCTTGAGGCTAGAACGATATTAAAGAAAGGTTTTTCCCTTCCCAGAGAGTCAAATTCACCTGAAATATGTTTGCTTTCTAAATATGCGTAGATTGTATTTATGTCCTCGTACAAGTCAGTACGGACATATTTTGACATTAAAGTTCCACCTCCACTTGTAAAGTCTCTTTCTAGTTTTTGTACCAATTGACCAATTGTGTCTTCGGTCTGATCCATATTATGAAGTTGGTTTCCAAATGATAGTGTAATCAAGAGTTCCTCCTACAGTAAAATAGAGCCCTGTGTAAAATGCTACTGGCTCTGGGAATTTGTATACACCTGAACCTGCTGGAAAAGTGAACGTATTGACAATAATTGTACCTGCTGCAGATGTGTTATCCCAAAGTTTCATAGTCCCAGATGTGTGAGAGTTTACAATCACACCTGCAACAATTCCACCTCCTGTTCTAATGAGAGCCGATGCCGATCCGTTTGCGTATTTATAGCTATCCATATTTTTACCCCGCCGATGATTTGATTATTAAAGTTACACTACAATTATACTTTTTATCGTGTGTTGGTGTCAAATTATTTTGTAGAACTATTTCTTATTTGATGTCTACGCATTGCAAATTGATCTTGTAATCTACTCGCCACCATCGCTTGCTGTTCGGTTTGGTCTGGTGCAATCTTGTTTCGTACCTCAAAGTACATTCTCATGATCCATGTATCACTGTCATCTGGTGAATGTCCGAGTAGTAGCTTGATGTCATCTTTACTTGTTGCTGTACGCTTACCACCGTCTTTGGTTACATCTTGATAAATAGAAAGTTCCTCAATCATCTTTTCCTTAGATTCTCCTTGCACTTTACTTGCTATCTTGTGTCCTTGTACTTTCTCAGAGAGCATAAAGACGCACTGAGAGCGTAAGTTAGAGAAGTCCGCCACTAAAGGTGCATTCTTGGTGTAATGCACGTTAGGAAGCATAACAATCGATTCATCTGTTTTGATTGGTGCATACGATGATTTGAAAGGTACAATGCCGTCTAAAAGACTTGAATTACCAATACTTTCTCCAATTCCAATAGCATCAACGGCAATTCTTGAGTATGGAATTTTATACTCAACTGCGTATTCTCGTATCTTTTGTATGATTTGTTCGTTATTGAGACCATAGAACGTCTCACGCCATATTTCAGTAAGTCCTTCCCAGTACGACATCTTGGTTGCATCAGAGTTTTCACTATCCCCGCCAACGTCAATAATCAAATAGTTCTTATCGTCTTTGTCTACAGTGTTAGAAAATACGTCAACTAGGTGTGCGTATTTGAATAGTGCTTTTTCTGTATCCAAGTAATCCCAGTTACCTAAAAGGAGCCTCTGTTTACTCTTTGTATCGAGTGTTTGTAGGTTTTCTTTGTAATATTGCGAAATGAATGGATTGTCGTCTACAAGTGACTCTATAAATGCCTTTGTAACGCTCAAAATGCCGTCTCTGTGAGGTTTATAGAAGTTATAGTACACATACCCCCTAGAAGGGTTACAAGTGCCTAGAATCTTAGGAATTAAGCCGTTCTCATCTAACTTGTAACGAATACGTGATTTTACAATATTCCATGCTTTCTCTACCACCTGATTACATTCGTCAATAAACGCCCCTGTAATTTCCAAAGAGCCTAGTTCGTCAAAGTCTGGGTCTGAAGGATAGAGGAATAAATCTTTGAGTAATATCTCACTTCCATTTGTGAACTTAATAACTCCTGTCTGTTGATTGTAAGCAAAATCTGAATCTGCTTTTAACCCTTGCATCTTAGCAACTTCAAAAAACGAGTTAAGAGTAGTTTCTTTTAGGGTCTTTCCTTTACTTCGACCAATAAGCCAACGTGTGCCTGGGTATTTATAACAGTTCTTTAGAATCCAATAACAACCAAGAATAGATTTACCACCTCCTGCTCCACCTCCATAGATAATCTCTTTAGTTACATTGTCTTCGAGATAGTCTAATGCTTTAGTCTGCTTTAATGATAGTCTCATTTAAGTAAGTTTTTTGTTCGTTCCAAGAAATAGTCATATTTCCTGTGTTCTCTTGTTCTACCTTAGTAGAATATCCCTTATTCTTTCCTAGAGTACTTGTTAGGTGTTTAGCAACATCCGTTTGTATTCTTAGTAAGTCAGTTTGTACTTTACCCGTCTCTCTATCTTCAACATCATAAGTGAGAGTTTTTGCTAGTTTCTTCTCGGCTTTCGAGAGCATATCCTTTCTTTCTAAATCTTCAAGTCGCTCCTTAAACCATCCTCTAAGTGTTATGTTCTTTGCGCTTGATTCTTCATAACCTGCTTTTATAGCGGATTCATAAGCATTTACTTGTCCTGCCGTGATACTTTCAACGTAAAAATCCCAACATATCTGTTCTCGTGGGTCGCTTGTAGTTCCGTTTGCTCCGTATGGATTTGTTGTTACTTCTTCCATTATATTAGTTTGTTTACATCGAGCTTTTTAGTCTCTTTTGGCAACAGTTTTTCCGCCTGTGTCATAGACATTTTACCATATAAACCACTACATAGTCCAATAATTGCATCTTTTCTGACAGCTTCTCTTAATCCTTCGTCTTTTATGCTTTCAAGTTGCTTTTTATAGGCAAGCCGTTCCATTTCCATTCTAAACTCCTTATTATTCAAGTATTTATCCGTGAAGTTTAATAGTCCGTGTTCTTTTTGTTGTCGCAGGTGTTCCATTTCATGTACTAAAACATCTGGATGTAAGGGTTTGTTAGAGTAAATGTTACCGTCATAGGCAATTACAGTATCCTCGTTTATTTTAAAGACTTTAGAGAACTCCTTTAGTCTCCGAAACTTATTAAGAGGGTAAATTACCATGATTATATTTTACCATTTATCTAAAAAATCTCAGGTATCTTATCCACAGATAACTAAAAGAAACTAGGATAACTGCTATGAGAGCAACGATTAAGTCTGGTATTTTCTTTATGAGATATACCATGAGGAGAAATTCTAGGAGGAGGAAGATTGCCAGTTTCATTCAATTTTCTTTTTAGCTATTTCAAAATAAGTAGGGTCAAGTTCTATTCCTATGAAGTTTCGATTGAGGTTTTTACAAGCAATGCCAATAGGAGAAACACCCATAAAACAATCGAGCACTGTGCCATTTTCAGGACAATAGTGTTCTACAAGCCACTCCATAAGCGCAACAGGTTTTTCATTTGGATGTTGTAAAGATACTGGATTTACACGTGGTGTTGCGTATAGAGATTGTGGTCTTTTTCCATGAAAAATAAATCTCCCTTTTGTTGCAAATATTGCTATCTCATGTCTAAAACCAGGACACCCTTTTAAGTCACCTGTACCGTGATTCATTTTATCCCATACTATCTCCGCTTTTACTTCTAGTCCGGCAAGTTCGCAAGCCCTCGAGAAGTCACTCCAACTATCAAACCTACAAAAAGAAATCAAAGCACCACCCTCTTTTAATTTCTTAGATGCTTCGTGTAAAAACCAGATAAAAGGAAGTTTATCGTTTGCTATTTTTGGTTTCCAAAGACTCTTGTCAGTCCGCCTGGCGGACTGGTAGTTCATACCGTAAGGCGGGTCAGTTAAGACTAAATTAACACTCCCATCAGGAATCTTCTTCATTTCTTCTAAACAGTCTCCTTGAATAAGTTTTAGCATTTTTTCTTCTTTTTCTTTTCTTTCCTTTGGTTGAGTCCTTTCATGCACTTTATTATACAATAACCAGATTACTTTTTAAATACGTGGTCAAGTCCGATAAAGTCACGTGTTCTTTGGATTGTAGTTTTTGAGGCGCTGTATATTTTGTGGTACTCGTCATGGCATTTAAGGCAAAGCACATACAAATCATTCTCAACGTCTTCATTTTTAAAGTTCTTGTAGGTTGCATGGTGCACGTGTAGTTTTTCAATTGAACCGCAAAACTGGCACATTTTACCTTTAAGGGCGAAGCAAGCGTCTCTTTTTTGTTGCCATTCTTTACTCAAAATGTATTGTTCGTAGTCACTGACCTTTCTCTTTCTTGGATTCTTACGTACTCGATTCTTTACAAACTTTATATATTTTTTAGGTCTATTCAAAATAGCTTCTTTACATCTTGGTAGTTCTTTAACTATCTCTTCTTGGTCAAGAGACTCTGCAAACATTTCAGCAAGAGCAATTATGTGCAGTTTTGTTTCTTTATCATCCGTTTTGGATATGTTTGTTATTCGATCAAACCATTTGTTTTTCATTTTTTTGCATGTCCCGCTCGTTTCTTCTTTTCTTCCTTATTTATCTTTATTTTCTGTATCTCCTTGATTTCTTTTGATTGTTTTTTGAACGCTTCCCCCTCCCCTTCATAGTCTTTAACTTGAAAGAGAGAAAAAAGCGAGTAACTTGGCTTGATTTCTCCCGACTGCCTTTCGTTACGCCTCTGTCAAGTTCTTTTAATACCCCTGACAATCGATTACTCGACCCCCTAGTATATCCGTCATATGTAGTTGTATAAAAGAAAAACCCTTTGAGCGCACCCCTCACGATTGCTCGCGAAGAGGGTACTCAAAAGGTTCTTGTACCTTATGCGCTCACCAGATTTCTCTGATGAGTACATAATACACGAACGCATTTGCTATTGTCAAATAGTTATCCACAGTTAATACGATGTGAGCGCTTAATCCCTTGAAAAGAGAGGTTATATGAAATATGTTTGTACTGTACAACAACTTGTATAACGATGCAAGCTGTGTTAGTGTGACGGTGAAGTCCCGTACCCCTTGTTTTGGTTAATTCTGAAATCTGTGGATAACGGGGCTTTTGAAGTTTTATAGGTGGTATAATAAATCCACTGGTAGAAAATCATTGCACCTTTTCTCTCCACCACACTTGCAATGAGTGGTGGGTAGAAAGGGACAACCAGATAAACCAGCTTATAAACTAACCATAAATACGACTATGGATTGGAAGCTAGAAGATAAATTAGTAAAGATGGAGAGTGTACCAAACTCTTACTTAGACCATATAGCGACATACATTAGATACAAAAAATTTAACATCACAAATGCAAAACAATTAACAACGTATATAAAAAGAAATATTAAGACAGCAAAAGACCTAGAGGGTTTTAGCTCTAAACAGATATATGCGGTGATGGAAAAATTAGAAGAAGAATACAAAGAAAGGGAGAAAAACATTGAATTATTAAAAAGACAACGCAAGCCAGTAAAACCAAATTGGAAATGGGGGATGGAAACTTGTGCAAAGGAATTGATGAAATAGTATGGCAAAACGAGAACCAGAGAGTGACTTCAAAACAGAGTACTCAACATACTACCGCCTTATAAATAAAAAGACAAGAAATATCTGGGGGCAAGGAGAGAATACTAAATGCCACTTCCACACACCAGACGAGATTAAAATGTTGATGGAGATAGAAAAGAAACACCCAGAATGGAGAGTCGAGAAACATTATTACCCAACACCTGTAAGAATATGATTGAACACATTTGCTTAGGGTGTGGAAAGGTCGCAGAGAAAACAAATAAATCTATACATACCCCTAAATGTTTTGGTTGTGTACAAAAAAGAAAGAGAGAAGCAGCTATAAATTATTACAACTTAAAAAGAAGAAAGTTATCCACAAGTAAATAATTAAATACAAGAGTATAATTGAGATATGAAAATAATTTGTTGGTTAAAAGAAATGTTCCGATCTTTTCCTTTCGACAGTTTCAATATCAGTGGTCACTCATGGGTTGAAAAAGAGGTACACAAAAATGTCACAGTCTTTGTAAGTGAGTGTGAAACTTGTGGCGAGACTTTGATAACTTGGTCAAAAAGATAACATGTCCCTAGTCTACGCAGAATTTGAACCTCACAACAAACAACCTTCCATGTCTGATGAGGAAATAGAAGAATTAAAAAAACAATATCGTGAAAACCATCGTAGTAAACGTGAAAGTAAACCCGAAGTGGAAAGAGTTAGTGAAGATAATTCTATTGATGAGATATGAACATAAACACGAAGTACATTCAGTTCAGCGGAAAAGCGGAAGTAAGCCAAGAGTTAAAAGTAGGAAGTAACTACGAGATTGTCTCTCAAGGTACAATCGTTTCTTCTACAATCCACGACAACGACAACGGTACAGTCGATGTGTCGTATAAATGGCGAGTTATCATGTCAGAAATTACCGATGAGAAAGGGGAAAGTATCAAAGCAAAAGATACAAGAGGAAACTCTACTCTCATAAGAAACCAAGCGTATGCAATATGGCGTGAGTACTCAACATCAAAAGACTTTGAAACCTTCTACAACGAACTTACACGAGAGTATATGAAACAAGCGGATGTTATAGCAAAAAGACTATTGAAATGAAAAACACAGTAATACAAGGAGACTGTTTGGAGGTGATGAAGACAATGGCAGACAAATCTGTTGATATGGTTTTGACTTCTCCACCATATGATAATCTTCGAACATATAAGGGATATACATTTAATTTTGAAGGAATTGCACAAGAGATATACCGGGTACTAAAAGATGGTGGAGTATGTGTTTGGATAGTTGGAGATGCAACAATAAAAGGAAGTGAAACGGGAACATCTTTTAAACAAGCACTTTACTTTAAAGAAATAGGATTTAATTTACACGATACGATGATATGGCATAAGACCGCACTATTCCCACACCATAAAAACGCAAAAAGATACAAGCAACAGTTTGAGTATATGTTTGTTTTTAGTAGGGGGAATATATCAACGCATAATGCAATTCATGATGTAAAAAATGAGTCTGCTGGTAAGAATATCTTTATAAGAAAAAAAATTAAAAGTAAAAATAATGGAGTATACAACGGGAAGACAAAGACCTTAACAATAGCAGACTACAGAATGAGAGATAACGTATGGTCTATTTCACAAGAAGGAAATCCAAACCACCCCGCACCATTTCCAGAAAAACTTGCAGAAGACCATATCTTATCTTGGAGCAACGAAGGAGATACAATACTTGACCCAATGGCAGGAAGTGGAACAACACTAAAAATGGCAAAGAAAAACAATAGAAATTACATAGGAATAGAAATATCTCCACAGTACATTGAAATTATAAATAAAAGAATTTCATGAGAAAGAAAAAAAGTGAGTTAAAGAAGTTGCAAGATGAACTCTGGGAATTGTGCAAACAAATCACTCGGAGACGTTATAAACAGTTTGATGACTCGTACAGATGTTTTACTTGCGGAGCTTTTGCTGAAGTCCCACACACGGGACATATCATAACCGACTCCACTTGCTCAACAGAAATGTCTTACTCACTCGATAATCTACGTCTACAATGTTATGCCTGCAACATTCACAAGTCAGGTAATTGGCAAGCGTTCTATCAGAAACTTGGTAAAGAATATATTGACAACCTCATAAAAAGAAACAACGAAAGTAAAGGTAAAAAGTACGATATTTTGTGGTTCAAATCAAAAGTACAAGAGTATAAAAGCTTTGATAAATAAAGCTAGTTTGCAAAACTGTGGATAACTCTATACTTGCCTATTGTATTATATATCTAATATGCTGTATAATATAAACATAACCAAAAGGTTATATGAAATATATAAATATAAACAAGTTAGCAGACGGACAATACGAAGACCTTTCAACATTCATAGATAATAACTTAGCAATCTATGACGAAGACGGTCAGCAAGTAGAATACGATGTAACAGATTTAATGGTGGATGAAGTAGGAATCGTATACTACCCAACAGAAGCTAAAGTTTACCAAGAAGTTTCAAACAGTGGAGACGATATCCCCGGAGGACGAAGTGAAATACGAACAGAGCTTACAAATTACAAACCAACAAAATTTATTGTTAAAAATCAATAATATGAAAATCACAACAGCTCAAGCAACAACATTCAAGATAGGTAAAATTAAAGTAGTAACTCATCAACCAACTAACATCGGATAATGAAATACTTACTTATAGTTTTAATCGTAATGTACGGTGTAGCTACCTACATTGACCACACCTTAGTAATAGATAACTGTAAACCACAAGATTGTAAATATTAAAATATGAAAGAAATAACTAAAGCAATTCTACAAGTAATGGAAGCAGTCAAAAATGTTGAAAAACAAATGACTGTAGGAACAGGGCAGAGTTCTTATAAAGCGGTATCTGACTCTCTTGTAAGAAACACAATCAGACCTGAAATGGTAAAAGCTGGACTTGTAGTAATTCCTGTAAGTATTGACCCAAAAGCAACAACAGAACGATGGACTGAAAACAGTCAGTACGGAGAAAAGACAAAACAGCAGATATTTACCGAAGCAATATGTAAATACAAACTTATCCATTCAGAAAGTGGAGAAAGCCTAGAAATAAGCGGATATGGTCACGGAGTAGACTCACAAGATAAATCAGCAGGTAAAGCTACAACATACGCACTTAAAAACGCACTTCTTGATACGTTCCTTATCACTAAAGGAGAAAGCGAAGACACAGACGCGGTACATTCTGACGATATGCCTGTGCCAAAAACAAAATTAGAAAACAAGGCAAAGAAGCAGGAAGTATTTGAAGAACCATTTTAATTTATGAAATACAAAAATATAACAATCAGTAAAATCAGTGACCACAACGGAGAAGCTAAAACACCTACTCATGCTCTTAAAGTAACCCTAGAAGGCTCAAAACCCCTCATTGTAGGCAAGTTGTGGACTAAGACGGGTGAATATGGCAAGTTTCTATCTGGACTCATGGCAAACGAATTTAAGGGCGAGAAAGGTACATTCCCAGGCTACTGCATTGTAGAAGATAAATACATCCAAGCCTTAGAAGAAAAGGTACGAATTCTTGAAGCTCAAATCCCAAAATCAGAGTTTACTAAGGCACTAGACAACGCATATGACAAACCGCTTGAAAATCCAATCTT